GAGATAACGCCGCCGAATACACAGATGGTCATACCTACTGTTTCGGCTGCGCGGCTTATCAGCATGGTGATGGTGTCGATGCCCCTAAACGGGTGTCGACCATCAAAAGCGTTCAGCTGATACCAGGCGAATACAAACACCTGGCAAAGCGTAAGCTTAACGAGCAGACGTGTCGTAAGTTTGGCTACCAGATTGGACAATACAATGGTGAGACAGTCCACCTGGCAACCTACAGAAATAACAAAGGGCAAGCAGTTGCCCAGAAGATAAGGACCCGAGACAAGAAGTTCAGCATATATGGCGATGCAAAAGCTATGACCCTCTTTGGATCACACCTGTGGTCTAACGGTAAGAAGCTGGTTGTGTGCGAAGGCGAAATCGACGCCATGACTGTGTCATATATCCAGGGGCATCGTTGGCCCACAGTTTCCGTTCCAAATGGAGCACAGAGCGCCAAGAAAGCACTGATTAATAATTATGAATACTTAGAAGGTTTCGACGAGATAGTTCTTCTGTTTGACGACGATGAGGCAGGACGTCAGGCTCAAATAGAGTGTGCAGAAGTACTCCCCGTTGGTAAAGTTAAGTTAGCGTCAATGGCTCCATACAAGGACCCTAACGAAGCTTTACTTTCGGGGGAACCAAAAGCCGTTATACAAGCTATCTTCCAGGCTCGAGAATATCGACCTGACGGGATAGTCACAGCGGCTGACCTTCGCTCCGTAATTGGTCTCGCTGATGCTGTGTCGGCGATTAGTTACCCGTATGTACTGCTCAATGATATTACTAAGGGCCTACGCGCTGGTAGCCTGGTGACAATTGCAGCTGGGAGTGGGGTCGGCAAGTCGACCTTCGTCCGAGAGATTGCATATAGGGTTCACATGGATGGCTTCCCAGTTGGGATGCTCATGCTCGAGGAAACAACTAAGCGTACCGTCGAGGGCTTGGTGGGCATACACCTCAACAAGAATATAACAGTCGACCCAGAGCAAACTACCCGAGAAGAAGTGCTCGATGGTTTTGATGAGCTAACCAAAGACCAACAGTTCTACTTGTTCGACCATTTTGGATCGACAGATATGCTCACCATTACCAACCGTATTCGTTACATGGTCAAAGGTCTTGGCTGTAAGGTCGTCGTGTTAGATCACATATCGCTCCTGGTCAGCGGTTTAACTAGCCAGGTGTCAGACGAAAGACGACTAATAGACGACATAATGACTAAGCTTAGAGTTTTAGTTCAAGAGCTAGACATCTGTCTTTTGGTTGTCAGTCACTTAAGACGTCCACAGGGCGAGGTAGGCCACGAAGGCGGTGCCAAGGTGTCCCTAAGTCAACTACGTGGATCGCATGCCATAGCGCAGCTGGCAGACACTTGTATTGGCATCCAGGTCGATCCTGAGGAGCCAACGTCAGGCAGAAGGTTCGTCACAATATTGAAGAACAGGCACACAGGAGAAGTCGGCCCAGCTGGCGTACTCAAGTACGACAGAAAGGCTGGACGTTTGCATGAGTTGTCTGAGTTCAGCATCAACGAGGAAGAGGAAGCATACTGATGAGCACTTTGAAAGCATGTGAGGTCGCTCACATTACGTTTCAGATTAACACCAAAGATAAAACCTTTTCCCTGGTCCCAGGTGAAGCAGTGCATTCCAAGGACCGTAAACCATTATTCTCGGGCGTCATTACACCTGAGATGCCAGGTCAGTTAGAGCAGCTGGCCCTGAGACTAAGATTACTATTAGCTTACGAAGGAGAGCAAAGCCAATGATTACCTTTTGGACAGTCCTGACCCTAATGTATGGAATACAGGACAACATTTACACACAACATATGATCGTAGAGTCCATCGAAGATTGTCGAGAGATTATCGACGCTGGATTACATGCGACGATGCAAGAGAAGTACGGCATTGTGCTTGCAACTTGCAAAGAGACATCAGACTACAGCCATTTTCCAAAACCACAACCAAGGCCCACAGTCGGTGAGTAACCGATGGATATGGGACCTGGAGAGCGACGGATTATTAGATACGATTAGCAAAATACATTGCATCGTATTACGGAATGTCGAGACCGACGAAGTACAAAAGTACGGCCCCGACGAAGAAGAAATCAAAGCAGCAATGTTTACACTAATGAATGCCGAGGAAGTTATCGGTCACAACATTATTTGCTATGACATCCCAGCGCTCCAGAAGGTGTACCCTGGCTTCGAGATATTAGGTCAAGTCACGGATACACTCGTACTCTCACAGTTGATATTTACGCAGCTGTCAGACAAAGACGGCATTAAAGCAAACAGAGATCCTGAGAGCTTCCCTCGTCGGCTAATAGGCTCCCATAGCCTAAAAGCCTGGGGCCTACGTCTTAAGAACCTCAAAGGTGACTACGATGGCGGCTGGGAGAACTTCAGCCAGGAGATGCTAGACTACTGCGTCCAAGACACGTCAGTCACTAAAAGCCTGTACGAGCTTGCCATGAGCAAAGGCTTTAGCCAGCAATCGATTGACCTGGAGCATTTGATGGCGTCGATTTGTGACCGCATTGGTAACAACGGTTGGACCTTCGACAAATACAAAGCCCAGGTTCTTTACGGTAAACTCGCGCAGTTGAGGTCAGACATCGAGCAAGGCTTAGATGAACTGTTCGAGCCTTGGGAGACGGTCGAGACGTTTGTACCTAAGCGCAACAACAAGACGCTAGGGTACATCGAAGGTGAGCCGTTTGAGAAGCGCAAGACCATCCATTTTAACCCAGGAAGCAGACGTCACATAGAGTTCTGCCTGACCAAGAAATACGGATGGAAACCTAAGAAGTTTACGAGCACTGGTCACGCCCAGATTGACGAGACTGTCCTGGGTGGATTGCAGTACGTCGAAGCGCAAAAGCTTGCTGACTTCTTCTTGCTTCAGAAGCGCATCGGACAGCTTGCAGAAGGCCCACAGGCGTGGCTAAAGCGTCTGGATGATGATGCACGTATAAGACACAGAATAGTGGCCTGTGGGACCGTCTCAGGCCGTGCAGCGCATAGGTCTCCCAACCTAGCTCAAGTGCCAAAAAAGGGGCTTAAGTTTGGTGAGGAGTGTCGTGAGTTATTTACGGTCCCTGACGGATGGTTTCTAACGGGCTCAGATCTATCAGGTCTCGAGTTGAGATGCCTTGCACACTACCTTCCAGACGGCGGCGATTATGCAAAGCAGATGCTCGAAGGTGATATTCACCTCGTGAATCAAAAGGCTACTGGGCTGCCTACGAGAGATCAGGCCAAAACCTTTATTTACGCCACAATGTATGGTGGAGGCGACCAGCTAATTGGCAAGATCGCTGGCGGCGGTGCCAAGCGTGGAAAGGAACTCAAGGCAGCGTTCAACAAAAACATACCAGCCTTCGCACAACTACAGAACGGTCTAAGAGCAGCATTCGAGAAACGAGGCTACATTAAAGGTCTCGATGGGCGGCACCTGATGGTCAGATCAGAGCACAAGCTGCTCTCGCAGCTGCTTCAGTCGGCTGGTGCCATCATCTGTAAACAGTGGGTCGCCCTGTGTGACCGAGAAATCAACCTAAAGCTGGGACCTGACCAGGCGTACATCGTCGGGTGGATTCATGACGAAATCCAGGTGGCTTGCAAAACAGAAAAGGTAGCAGAGCATGTCGGTAATATCGCTCGACGAATGGCGAGAGAAACAGGAGAAACTCTCAAAGTTAACCTCCCCATCAGCGCAGAATATTCCGTGGGCAGAACTTGGGCTGACACGCATTGAGCAGACCAACCACATGGAAGACTTTATCCTGACGTACACGACGCTCGATAGAGCCTGGAGAAAGCCTTTTACGGTGTCCAGCAAGTTCGCTCGAGAAGGCGCATTCTACGTTGCCCTGTGTGCCTCTGAGGGATGGATAACCACAAAGATTGATGAAGAGACTTATGGCAATCGCTGGAACATTAGCGAGTACGGCATGGGCATAAAAAAGGAGTTAAACGGTGTTCTTAGAGACCTTATTAGCACATACCAAAAACCCGAAGGAGACCGTCCTCCTAATTGACGGCGACCTGTACTTATATCGAGCAGCCGCCGCCAGTGAAGAAGAGGTGGATTGGGGCAACGATGTTTGGTCACTGATGTCTGACCTTAAAGAAGCAAAACGGATCTTCCAGGGCTTCATTGACGACATTTGTGAGTCTCTGGACTGTGGCAACTTTATTGTTGCTTTCAGTGATCGAGACAACTTCCGACATGACATTGATCCAACATACAAAGGTGGACGGCGTAAGCTCAGAAAGCCTGTAGGTTATCGAGAGCTCGTAAAGTGGTCCAAAGATACCTATCGATGTCACACTGAGCCATTGCTTGAGGCAGACGACGTCTTAGGCATCTGTGGCTCGGCTCCTGACTTTGATGTGATTATGGTCAGCGACGATAAGGATCTTAAGTCGATCCCAGGATCGCTGTATAGGCCCATGTCGGGTGAGTTCTCAGTCATCAGCAAACAACAGGCCGACAAGTCATTCTTAAAACAAGCGCTCATGGGCGATATAACGGATGGCTACGGTGGTTGTCCTGGCGTCGGTGAAAAGACAGCCGAGCGCATCCTTGCCAAAGATCCTACCTGGAGCGCTGTCGTCAATGAGTACTCCAAGAAATCACTTAGTCACGATCATGCATTAGTCCAGGCACGTCTTGCCAGAATACTTCGCTTTGAAGATTGGGACGACCAGAAACACCAAATCAAACTATGGACACCACCACAGTCACCTCGAGGGAGAGCAAATGCCAAAGTTGCCTAAATGTATGCCAATAAAAGGCAAGTACTTAAGTGAAGATCACATATTAGAAAACTGGGACTACTACGTCACTGTCACAAGAAAAGAAAACAAGATCTTTATGCAAGAGGTTGGAAAGCAAACCTTCCACGGCGTCGAAAGAGCAAAACGTATTGGCAAGAAGGGTGGTCAGAAGCATCACACCAAAGGCAAGTATTATGAGGCTTCCAAAAAGCGCAAGCCCAGGACACCCACTTCCAATGAGTACGTCCACAATGCGTAAGGGCAGAGACCAGGTACAGAGTCCCAGCCATTACACCAGGTGGGCCATCGAGCCAATTGTCTACATCATGCAGAACGGCATGGAGTTCTGGCGTGGCAACGTCGTCAAATACGTCAGTCGCGCTGGCTCCAAGGTGTACGACGGGCAAGATGCAACTCAATCAGAAATCACAGACCTCAAGAAAGCAATTCGCTACTGCGAGATGCGTATCAATCAACTTAATGGGAAAGAACCACATAATGACAAGTAACAATACTATCGACCTACCAACCGACTACCAAAGCTTTATCCATGCCAGCCGCTACTCTCGGTGGTTACCTGAGTACAATCGAAGAGAAACCTGGACGGAAACCGTCGATAGATACATTGGCAACGTGGTTGCCCCAGCGCTTCACACCAGTGATCTTACTTTTGAAGAGATCTATGAAACGCAAAATAAACTACGCAGCGCAATTCTTGGTCAGCTAATTATGCCATCGATGCGCTGCCTACAGACAGCTGGACCAGCGCTCGAAAGAGATAATACCGCTGGATACAACTGTAGTTACACCCCGGTCGACCATACGAGAGTACTGGACGAAGTCCTGTATATCTTAATGTGCGGAACCGGGGTGGGCTTCTCCGTCGAGAAGAAGTACACCGAGTGCCTACCAACGGTGCCAGACTTCTTGCTCGAGAAAGACATAGAGATAGCAGTCGAAGACAGCAAGGAAGGCTGGGCAGATGCCTACCGCCAGCTGATTGAGGAGCTCTACATGGGCAGCATATGCTCGTGGGATGTCTCTAGAGTTCGACCTTACGGAGCCAGACTGATGACCTTTGGTGGTCGCGCCAGTGGTCCTGGTCCCCTGGTTGCACTGTTTGAGCACACAATTGAGATCTTTCGAGGTGCAGCTGGTCGTAAACTGAAGCCGATAGAGGTCCATAGTCTTATGTGCAAGGTCGGTGACGTCGTTGTCAGCGGCGGTGTACGTCGGTCAGCTATGATTAGCCTAAGTGACCTGGACGACACAGAAATGCGAGATGCTAAATCGGGCGAGTGGTGGGTTGATAATCCACATTATAAACTGTCGAACAACTCAGTAGCATATGAAGGCAAACCAACCGCTATAGATTTTATGGGCGAATGGGCTTCATTAGCTGCAAGTGGATCTGGTGAGCGCGGCATCTTTAACCGTAAGGCTGCACAGTGGAAGTGCGAGGCAGAAGGCAAACGTGACCACATGTGGGAGTTTGGTACTAACCCATGTAGTGAAATTGTTTTGCGAGGCCAGCGCATTAAGAAAGTGTGGGACGCGACCATCGATCAATGGGAAACCTACAGTGAGCCAGGAACAGGCGGTCAGTTCTGCAACCTGACCACTGTCGTTGTTCGAGCAGATGATGACATTGGAACTCTGGCAGAGAAGATACGCCTGGCGACGATCCTGGGGACCATCCAGGCAACCAAGACACACTTCCCGTATTTACGTGATTGCTGGCGATCGAACACTGAAGAGGAAGCTCTACTGGGCGTCAGTATGACGGGAATTAGAGACAATAAGTTGCTTAGTGGTCGAACCAAGGAAAGCTTACCTGACGCACTGAAGCGGCTACGCATGTTGGCAGATGCCACTAACAAGATTTGGGCTGGACATCTGAAGATCAACCAGGCGGCGGCTGTTACTTGTATTAAGCCAGAAGGAACTTCAAGCCAGCTGACAAATACATCTGATGGTATACACGCTAGACACAGTGATTATTACATTAGAACTGTCCGAGGCGACAACAAAGATCCTATTACTCAGTTTATGATTGATCAGGGAATACCCAGTGAGCCAGACATTACAGCGCCTGACACAACTACTGTTTTTAGTTTTCCTGTAAGTGCGCCGAAAGGATCAGTAACTAAAAGCGACGTAAATGCCATTGAACAGCTCGAGTTGTGGTTAACTTACCAACGTCACTACTGCTCGCACAAACCCTCAATTACTGTTGATGTTGCTGACCATGAGTGGCCTGGTGTCGGAGGATGGGTCTATGACCACTTCGATGAGATGAGTGGGGCTGCATTCTTACCTAAGTATGAACACACGTACCAGCAAGCGCCCTACCAGGACGTCGACAAGGCTACCTACGAAGCTGCCCTGGCTAAGATGCCTAAGCACATCGATTGGGACCTCTTGGCAGACTACGAGCAAGGCGACACAACGAAGGGCAGTCAGACGTTAAGTTGCACTGGTAGCGTCTGCGAAATCGTTGACGTAGAGGCAGCATAATCTTGATTTTGCAATAAAGTGACATTATATACGTCAAATGACGTATTCCAAAAAGACTTTAACTTTAGAAGAACACGCCAAGTTTGACTTCCTTGATGCTCAAGCGAAGTTTGAACTCCAGCTATTCAAAGACCGAGAACGATGGATCAAAGAAAGCAAGATGAGTGCTTACTTTCAGTCCACCAGAATTAAGGCTGCATTTGCACGTCAGCTAGTTCTGTGGGAGCATCGTGATCTAGGGCAGACAGTACAGATGATTGCTACTGCCCTGGAGATACCCAGAGAGACTGTCAGTCGTATTGTGAGCGAATGTCACGCTGCTAAATATATCTACAGAAACCCTCACAAAGGTTACCAGCGCTACTGGTTACCGTCAGTTAAACTTATTGATAGTATGGTAGAATATGCAGAATACATAGCCCAGGCTTGGATTGACAGCGGCTACTACGATATGTCTAGCATTTACCCGGAGTTACTAAAGTATCAACGGATGAAAAGCAAAGGTGATGTCGTATCACATTGTGAAGACACCCAACAAACACTACATTTATTACAGAAGAGAAAGACCTGAGGGCGACGCTTGCCGAAGCGAGGTCAACTACTCAGGTCTCCATCGGTTTGCGCCGACAGTGTATAGATAGTAGCCAACTGTATACATTACAATAGCCACTGATATTCCTGTTGTTTTAATTCGGGACCCCTTACGAAGGTATACACAATGTATGCCACGGTTTTCCCCCGTCCCGATGGACTACATATGACACTCCTCCCTCTCATGTGTGGTCCATCGTGGACACCTTAAGAACCACATCTGACACACAACATATGAAGGACATCTGATATATGCTTAAGAGCACTAGCTTTGGATTAACCGTTGCACCTAACCAGGTAGGACATGAGTTCACCTGGGTCGACGATAGTCAAACCCTCAGTGTCACGTCTGACATAACTAGCGACGGACTAAAGGTCGATGCTGCTTTGGATACTCTCGGTCCACATGATCACCAGGATACAGAGGTGGATGATACCACAGTGTAACCACAGTGTTACCGAGGTGGTGACT